TTAAATTTACTAAGTTTGTACAAAGATTAAGAAAGAAATTTACAGAATTATTTAATGATATACTTAGAACACAATTAGTTTTAAAAGGTATTATTAATGAAGAAGATTGGCAAGGTGTAAGAGATAGTATTACATACGACTTCTTACAAGACGGCCATTTCGCTGAATTAAAAAACACCGAGCTAATGAGAGAGCGATTACAGTTGGCAAATGAAATGCGTGATTACATTGGTAAGTTTTATTCAGTAAGTTATGTGAGAAAAAACATCTTGAAACAAAACGAGAGAGAGATAGAAGATATTGATAATCAAATCAAGAAAGAGATTGATGACGGTATTATATCTGCTCCTACAAGTGATGTTTCAGATACAATTTAGGAGATAAAAAATGTCAGAAAATGTTAAAAATTTTATAGACAATTTAGAAGTAGGCAAAAATGCAGACGCAGGTGAGGCATTTAAAAGTGCATTAAGAGATAAAATGGGTGACGCTTTAGACGCAAGACGAAAAGAGTTGTCAGCGAGTCTTTTTAATCAAAAAGAATCAGGCGAAGTAGAGGCACAACCTCATAGCGACCCTAAACCAGAAGTTGCAGATGTAGGTACTTTTACACAAGACGGACAAGTACAAACTACAGCAGACCAAAGTAATGATGGTAAAGCAGAAATGGACTTAACGCAGAATGACGAAACTGAAGCTAAGTAACATTGTTGAAAAAGATTTATATATCGACTCGGATTCTTTTAAATCTCTAAGTCCTAAAATGAAGGACGCCGTAAGAGAAATCTTTGAGAGTATAAAAGAAAGCACAGACGATATAATAAAAAGTTTTGAAGGCGCCGTAGATAAGGTTGCTGAGAAATATAATATTAATACTAAATTATTTGATGATTATTTTGATAGAGAAATAGAAGAACAATTAGGAGAGTAAAATGGCAAATACAGTAATAGTAAAAGGGGAGTTTATTAATAACCCTAGTGCTAATAACATTGGTCTTGCTCATTTTGTTCATTGTGTAGCAACAGCTAATACGCAAACAGTTATAGTAAAAGAATCTGGCGGAACAACATTAGGTAACATATATCTACACTCTGCTGGCGATTCTATTATAATTGAAAAAGGTACTACTGATACTATCACAATAGCAGATGGTCATGCTAGTGCTGTTGGTTCACCAAGAAGTTAATTAAAATGACAATAACGACTACAAAGTTAGTTGATGATAACTTTAAGATAATTACCAATGCAAATGGTGTTGGTGGTGAGTTTCAACAAAAATTAGTTGATGTTGTCAATAGTAATAATGCAAGTAGTGAACCAAAAGTTTCAATTGCAAATATGCAGTATGAAATATTAGGTACAGGTAATTTAACAGTTTACTTTAAAAACGATACTACAAAACAAGTAGTAATATCTGGTAGAGGTAATTGGGGTTTGAAACCAGACGAAGATAAGATTATGGATACAATAGGTGATATAAGTTTAAATAGTGATGATACGGTTACAAAATATAATATTGTAATTGAAACACATAAAGAAGCGGGATACAAGTAATGGAACAAACAATAGAAAATTTTGAAGGCACTAAAAATGTTACTATTAATGAAGGCGGTAGCATGGGTGATGTTCAAGCAGGTATAGAGTTTATATATCACATGAGAGAACATTTAGTAGATGTAGGTGTAGCAACAATTTATTTATTTGCTTGTTATGCCTTTTACTTGTGGTTAAAAAGGAAATTAAGCTAATGGCAGATACAGTAACAACACAAACTATAGCAGATACATCTGGTGTTAAATTTACAGCAAAACTAACAAACTTTTCAGATGGTACTGGTGAAACTTTAGTAAAAAAAGTTGACGCTTCTGAGTTGACTTTTATGACCGAAGATGGAAATAGAACCATAAGTAAATTATGGTTTTCAGTAAATACAGCAAATCCAAAATCTGCTGTTGAGATATTATGGGACGGTGGTACTAATGCTACAGCATTATTATTATCAGGCCAAGGTCATTTTGATTTTAGACCATCAGGCACAGAGATACCAAATAACGCTGTAACGCCTACTGGAGATGTATTATTATCAACTAAGAACTTTGCAAATGGTGATAATTACACAATTATTGTAGAGTTTAGATAAAAAAACTTATAAATAGTACAAAGAGAGAACAAATGAAACTAATATCCGAAGAAGTACAAAACGCCGAATATCTAGTAGAAGAAGTCAACGGTAAGAAAAAATACAAAATTAAAGGTATCTTTCTTCAATCAGATTTGAAGAATAGAAATGGAAGAGTTTATCCAAAAGATATTTTGGAAAACGAGGTGAGTAGATACAATAGAGAATTCATTAATAAAAAAAGAGCATTTGGTGAGTTAGGTCATCCAGACGGACCTACTGTAAACTTAGAAAGAGTATCACATATGATAACTTCTCTAAAACCAGATGGTAAGAATTTTATTGGTGAGGCAAAAATTATGGATACACCATACGGTAAGATTGTAAAAGGTCTTATTGATGAAGGCGCTCAATTAGGAGTATCTTCAAGAGGTATGGGTTCCTTAATCCAGCGAAACGGTGCAAATTATGTAAAAGATGACTTTTATCTTGCAACGGCAGCTGATATTGTTGCAGACCCTAGCGCTCCAGACGCTTTCGTAGAAGGTATCATGGAAAACAAAGAGTGGGTATGGGACAATGGAAGACTTGTTGAAAGGGATATTGAAGCCTGGAAACAACAAATTAGAGAGGCGAGGCAAAGAAAATTAGATGAAACTAAGCTAAAAGTCTTTAAATCGTTTCTTGGAAAACTTTAGTTTTATAAATATCATTAGTACGAAAAAACGAAAGTTTTTAATTAATTAAAAATAAGAGGAGATTTCTCAAATGGCCGAAACAGAAAATAAAATTGAGGCGTTGGAAAAAGAAGTTGTAGAAGCTAGTGCTAACCCACAAGCTGACGCTCCTAAAAAGAATGCTGTAGCGGCTGAACCTTCTAAACTGTCTAATGAGGCAGAAGACTTAGGGTCAGCGGTAGTAAAACCTACAGATTCTAATCCTGACGCAACAAAAAAAGTTAAGCCGGTTTCTGGTGACGCTCAACAAAAATCTGCTGGTGCTGCTGAAGCAATGCCAAAGATTAAAGAAGAGCAAGAAGCAGAGGCTGAAGAAGGTTCCGAAGAAATATCTGAGAAAAAAGACGAAGAGCAAACAGACGAAATGATGATGAAGAAAGACATGAAGAAAAAAGAAGATATGCCAAAAGACGAAATGATGATGAAAAAAGCTTCTTACAAAATGAAAAAAGAAGAAATTGAAGAAGATGAGTCTATTGATGTATCAGCGGATGTTGACGCTCTAGTTAAAGACGAAGATTTATCAGAGGAATTTAAATCAAAAGCTGCTACTATTTTCGAAGCTGCTGTTAACTCAAAAGTTAAAGAAGCAAAGAAAAAAATGATGGCAGGTTATGAAGAAAAATTAAAAGAAGAATCAGAAAAAGCTAAAGGCGAACTCGTAGAAAAAGTTGACTCATACCTAGCATATGTTGTGGAAGAGTGGATGAAAGAAAACGAATTGGCTTTAGAAAGAGGTATCAAAGGCGAAATCGCTGAGGACTTTATTTCTGGTTTGAAAAAATTATTTGAGGAACATTACATAAATGTTCCAGACGAAAAATATGATGTACTTGAAGACCAAGCTTCAAAAATTGATTCGTTACAAACTAAATTAGACGAAGAAATTAACAAGAATGTTGAACTTTCAAAAGCAAATAGTCAAGCAACTAAAGCTCAAATCGTTGCAGAAATGGGCGAAGACCTTGCTGACACAGCAAAAGAAAAGTTTAATAAACTTGCTGAAGAGGTTGAATACTCAAACGAAAACGACTTTAGAGCAAAAGTAAAGACAATTAAAGAGTCTTACTTTGGTAAAAAAGAAGTGTCGTCTGACATTGATGATGTAGCGGTTGGTGAATCAACTGAAAATGTAGATTTATCAAAAAGCATGGCTGCTTATACCGCCGCTATTACTAAAACAAAAGACATTAAGTTGTCAAAATAAAAATAGATAGAGGAGAGAATAGATATGTACTTATCTGAAACCCACGAAAAAAAATGGCAGCCAGTCCTAGAGCACGGAGATTTACCAAAAATCGAAGACTCTTACAGACGAGCTGTTACTGCTACTATTCTTGAAAACCAAGAAAGAGCAATGAAAGAGGACAATGCTTTCTTATCGGAAGCTGCTCCAACAAACGCAACAGGCGCTTCTATTTCTAACTGGGACCCAATTTTAATCTCATTAGTAAGAAGAGCAATGCCTAATCTTATTGCATATGATATCGCTGGCGTACAGCCAATGACTGGTCCAACTGGACTTATATTTGCAATGAGAAGTAGATTTGACGCACAAGACGGAACTGAAGCATTATTTGACGAAGCTGATACAGACTTCTCAGGTAGAAACAAAGCTGGTTCTTCAACTGGCGGTTTTTCATCTACTGCACATTCAGGAACAAATCCTGAAGTTCTTAACGACTCACCAGCTGGTACTTACACAACTGGTACTGCAATGACTACAGCAGCTGCTGAAGCATTAGGTGACGCAAGTGGTAATTCATTTGCTGAGATGGCATTCTCAATTGAGAAATCAACTGTTACTGCTAAATCAAGAGCACTTAAAGCTGAATACACTATGGAACTTGCTCAAGACTTAAAAGCAATCCATGGTTTAGACGCAGAAACAGAATTAGCAAACATTTTGTCTGCTGAAATTCTTGCTGAGATTAACAGAGAAGTTGTTAGAACAATCTACACAAATGCAGAAAAAGGTTCACCAGCAGGTCATGTAACTAACGCTGGTATCTTTGACCTTGATACAGACTCAAACGGCAGATGGTCAGTTGAGAGATTTAAAGGTTTAATGTTTAACTTAGAGAGAGATGCTAACAGAGTAGCACAAAGAACAAGAAGAGGTAAAGGTAACATTATCATTACTTCTGCTGATGTTGCAAGTGCTCTTCAAATGGCAGGCGTATTAGACTATACACCAGCTCTTAACAACAATCTAAATGTTGATGACACAGGTAATACTTTTGCAGGTGTTCTTAACGGTAGATTTAAAGTGTACATTGACCCTTACTCAGCTAACTCAGCTGCGGCTCACTACTATGTTGTAGGATACAAAGGTACTTCACCTTATGACGCAGGTATTTTTTACTGCCCATATGTACCACTACAAATGGTAAGAGCAGTTGGTCAAGATACTTTCCAACCAAAAATCGGTTTCAAAACTAGATACGGCTTACAAGCAAATCCATTTGCTGAAGCTGGAACTGGTGACGCTGCCGTTATTAATGGTGCTGGTTCTGCTAACGCTAACAGATATTACCAAAGAGTTCAAGTAGCGAACTTAATGTAATAACTGAAAGTTAGTTAGACTAACGAAATTAAAGGGGAGGCGTAAAAACCTCCCCTTTTTTTATGCCTGAAAAATGGATAAATAGTATTATGACAACCATCAATAGTTATAGTAGGCAACCTACTTCACAAGATTATGCCTCACCTACTCAGTTTAAATTCTCAGTAATTAAACTGCCTAAGGTAGAGTTTTTTGCTACACAAGTTAATATACCTGGTATATCATTAGGTGTAGCCAATCAACCTACACCCTTAAAAGATTTACCAAATCCTGGTGACAAATTAACATATAATCCTTTAGAATTAACATTTTTAGTAGATGAAAATTTAGAAAACTACCAAGAAATACATGGTTGGTTAGTTGGTCTAGGCTTTCCTAGAGATTATAAAGAGTTTAGAAATCTATCATCTTCAGGTAATGATAGAAGACCAGGCTCTGTAACTGCTACATCAACTGAACCAGGTAAGGTAAAATATGGTGCAGCTGGTCAAGGTGGCACTTTTTCAGACGCAACACTATCAATTTTAACAAGTAAAAATAACGCTATACAAGAAGTTAGATTTAGAGATATC